AAAAACCAATGACGCCGAACGAACATCCTTTTCAAAGTCTTTAGCAGTAGCATTTCCATCTCCTCCTAAAATGTTCAGTAAATGTAGAACCTGTCCATCCACGGCATTTTCAGCGGCTTTTTCGGAGTATTCGTGCATAACATGAACCATCACTTTATGTAAGTCGTAAGCGTAGTCTTTATAGATGCGTTTAGGTAGGTACCCATTGCGCGACTTTTTAATCTTTTCAATAAGGTCGACCCCTGCGTCGTTGAACGCTTTTAGGATAGCCTTCTCCTGTTCAAGGGTCAATTTAATGTTGGTCTCGTGTATAGCTTTTTCCCAGCTACTGAGATACCCATTCTTTTTCTCTTTGCTCAATGTTCAGCTCCTTTTTCAATTTTGCGGTAAGGCCTGAAATCTTATGCCCGGCGTTCTCGTCCTTCATTCGATAATCGTGGTAAAGGTTTTGGTTCATTGCTGCCCCTTTGGCTAATTCCTTTTTCATTTTTGAACGACATTCATTTCTAAATCGAATTAGTTTTTCGACCTCTTTATCGCCGACGTAGGTAGTGAACCTATAATGGCACTTAGGACATTCAAAGAACCTCCACTCGACGCCCTTTTCGATATGTTTGGAGATAATTTGTTTGGACGATAGTTCGAACTTATGTTCACAATGGTCACAGTTTACGTCAAAGACCGTTTTAGATTCGATCTTGGGTTTGTTGCTCTTGTTGCTCTGGCGTACTTGGTTCTTCAATTGTTTCTTCTTGCGGTTTTTCATCTTGTGGTTCTCCTTGTTCGTTTAATTCTTCAGCTAATACAGGTAGGGCGCCAGCAGAAATTTCATCCAACTGCGCAAGTTCCTGCAATACACGTTCCCACTCTTTGTCGGCTTTTTCCTTCTTACTGAACTCTTCAATGTAAGATTGGTGACTTCGAACATTTGTCTGTACTTCAGTGAGTGCAGTTTGTTTAGCCGAAAGTTCGTCACTTGGTAATGGATAACGGTGGTCAATGGTTAGTGTCGTAAGTGTTTGATAACTTGACTGAATGTCTTGTGGTAGAACTCCTAGGTCTACTCCTACTTTACTAAGGATCTCTTCTAATAGTTCGATAAGCCACTCAATAGCGTCATCCCACTCGGCCCACTTGTCGTCACATTTACTCATTAGGTCATAGAATAGATATTGCATTGCGATCCCTGACGGCGCATCTTGTACTTTTTCCGGAAGGGGTTGGTCCATGAGTTCATACATGGCTTTTTTAGCTCCGTCTAAATAGTATTGCGCAGTAGGTAGGAAGTTGAAGTTCCCTGAAATAGTAGTGACTTGCGCCTGTCTTCCTCCAGCGCCGCCGATTGAAGATGTAGGGTCACTCTTAATGTCGACCAAAGCGTTCGGCGCAATTTTCATTCCTTGAATAGACTTCGAAGATCCATCAATGATGACGGGTTGTTCGAACATTTTAAATCGCAAAGAGTCCCTCATGTCACTAATAGTTCGGTTCGTATTGTCCGCGATAGTGATAAGGTCTTTGACGTCACTTGTTCCGTATACGTCATTAGTCAAAGGTTCATTCAAAATGACCTTACAAGGGATTTGACTAAGTCCAGTTGGTGCCGATTCTTGGACTTTTAATGGTACTTGAACCTTATTACCTAAATTGTCTTCGATTTCAATTAGTTTGGCGTCTTTTTCCTTAATCGTAGTTTGCCCATCTTCGGTCATGTAGATTTGGTTCGAAGTTCCGTCGGTCAACGTGTAGGTGAGCCAGCATTGCTCTTCGACATCTTCCAGCGCCGTAGTAATACCTGAGTTCGAACTTCCCGATTTCATTTCATAACGGTAGTGGTGCCATAATTGCTTCTCCGTGGACATCCCTTTGGTACGTTCGTCCTGATACACAATGTCAACGGACAAAAGACGGGAAGGATCTTTAGGGTCTACTATATAGGAAAATTGTGGCATAGAGTAGAACTGAACATCTACAGGTTCTCCAGGGTTTGCTATAACGGATAATAGCACTCGTTTTCCTACTGTTGCATCGACCAAAGCTCGTTTACATTTACTCCAGAACTTTGCGTGACCTAAAATGTGGTCAAACAAGATACGTTTATTTTCTGCTTTATCATCTTCCTTGTCTACAATAGGACTGAAAATAAGTTCAGGTTCGGTTCCCATCATAAAGCGTGCTTGCTTTTTGATTAGGGATCGAATGTAGTTACGGATCTCGCGGGTTGGTTTATAGTCAAGTGAATCTTCTTTAATCTTCCACGTTTGACCATAGTCTGCGTTCAAGTCAGTTACATCAAAACCGTCGAAGTATTGGTAATACTTTTCGACCTCTTGTAGTTCCTTTTTGAACTTTTGATTCTGCGCAAGCGGGCTATCAAAGGATTGACTGACCAGCTCGTCGGTGTGAGAAATAGCTTTTGATTTTTTAGCCATGTAGTTTACCTCCTATAATGTATTATACACTATTTTATCTAATATTGTTTCCTATTATTTATCGCGCACCTTTACCGGATAAGACTTGGATTTCAAAACCAAAGTCGTCATTGATAATCGCGTCCGTCAAACACGCATAGCGATTACGGTCCATACAGTGGTCATTCTCTTTAATGACTTGGTCTTTACCAACTTGACTAGCCTTGCTATCCCAGCTATAGGAATAATACTCGTCTATGTCGTGCGTGTTACTTGGATCTAATGTAAAACGACCTTCGGTCAATAGTTCGGCGTGGAAGGAAATACCCAAAGTGACGTCATTGCGCGCAGGTATAATAGGTATATTTTTTCTTACTATATAAGGATGTTTTTGTAGTTCGACAATCATTGCCGACGCTGAAGGGTCTAATATGATGTATTCAATAGGGTACCCTTTAATCATGTTCACTAAATCGTTCGCATACTCTTTAGTAGTCTTTTGAAGTATGGAACCGAACTGAACATTAGCATTGACATCGGCTTCAGTAAGTTGCTCCTCTGCTTCCCTACCTGAGTGGTAGTAAGACTGAATTAAATGGTACCTTTTTCGGCGCTTTGAAAATCCATAAAGTCCAAAGGTAGTAGCATTATAGATACCAAAGTCTCCTGCGACAAACAATCGATCGAACTCTATATTCAAAGATCGAACATGCTGCTCCTCGTTGAACATAGAATAGACTAGACCATCCGCAGTTACCCAAAGACCTAATATAAACCTTTTACGGAAAACGCCAGCATACATTTTTGAATAACGTTCTTTGACGTGTTCACTAAGACTTGGATTATCTTCCATAGTAAAATGAAGATATAAAATGCGCTTTTCGATTTGTTTGTCGATCCAGTTCTTTTTGAAATAGTGGTTTGGATTTCCCGGGTTACAACTGAACCACATTTTCGAACCTTCGACGGAACATCGACCTGTTGCTTGGTTGACAAAAGACTCAGGCATCAACGCGACCTCGTCACAGAAGATCCCTGCTAATGTGACCCCTTGGATTAGGTCTTGTGAGCTTTCATCCTTACCACCGAAGATGTAGAAATAATTGACTATTTCTTTTCCTTTATTTATGTACCTAATAATAATTAGATTTTCATTGCGCACATCTTTGATTTCATAACCGCGACTGACTAGCATTTGCTTCAGTGGTTGGATAACGTTACGGCGCGCCGAGTGAATCGTCTTACCGCAGATAGCAAAGTTTTGACCATTGAACTGCGTCATAGCCCAAAGTGTAAAGGATAAGGCCATGGATACAGTCTTCCCAGAACGAATTGAACCATCGGCGATGACAATGTCGAAGTCTTTGTAAGGGGAGTTATTAGTCCACCAAGTAAGGAGTTGTAATTGTTTCTTACTAAAAGGTACAAAGTTGAATTTAGGTATTTTATTCCTTAGGCTCATTACCATCTGTTACTCCTTTTAGGTAAGCTCCTGTCTCGTCGCTAAAAGTTTGCCAAACTGATTTTGCGGCTTCATCGAGTGCCTGAACAAAGTTATCGCGAACTTCTTCCGTGCCGTCTCCTTCTCCCATTTTAGCTCTTAGCAAGGTAATCTTTTCGCGTTCAATTTGTAGGCGATACTGAACCTCTGCTGGGATCATCCCGTTTGCCCGTTCTTGTCCTAATTGAGCGCGGTCTATAATGTTCGATAATACATCCAAAGCTCCCCAACGTATTTGCCCCTTTTTATCCATTAAATACTTGTCTGGGTTATCCAAGGCCATTTCTATAATAGACATTAGTTTTTCCCAAGCGGCATGATATTTGACATTGACAGTAACTTTGAACCCGGCATACATTTGCGTCAAAGTGTCATTAGTGACGAGAGCCTTTTCATCTTCGAACTGTTTTTTCAGTTTGACCCATTTACCTTTTGAGCGTAGGATCTCTACTGTTGTTTTTGACACACCATAACGGTGCGCAATTTCGGCGACATCCATGCCCCTAATAAATTCAATCTTCATGCGCTCATTGCGTTCTTGTTTGGATAACTTAATGCCCTTATAATCGAACTCAATGACCTCGTCCATGTCGACACGCGCTTGCTGCTTGACAGGTTTACGCCCTCTCTTCTTGCGCGATACAGGTTTTTTAGTTTTAGGTCCATTTTCACTAACCATAAAAACCATCCTCCTTCTTATTTTAAGTCACTATTATTATACACTAAAAATCATTCCAGTCAAAGGCTCCTAGGTAATACGGAAGTTGATAAATTATAGTTCGAAGTTATCAATTAAGATTTTGCGGTTTTTGAGCTAAATTTCCCGAACTTTTTCGGTAATTGTTTTTCGAACTTTTGAACATTTATTTTCGAACTTTCGAACAATTGAACTTTTCGAACTTTTATTTTCGAACTTTCGAACCATGTTTTCGAACTTTCGAACTATTGTTCAGTTTGAGTGGTTCAGTGTTTTCGAACTATTGTTCAGTTTGGTTTTTCTAAAATTGTTCAATCGTGTAAACCCTTGGTACTACTGTATTTACAGGACTTTGAGAGTTGGTTTGTGGAAGTGCTCTTTTTCCATATCCGTTCTTAGGTCTTATTGCTAGTAAAGTCACTACTAATACTAGTAAATATAGTAGTATTAAAGGGATTTAATAGTAGATAGTTCGAAATGTTTATTTAGCGCGCATTTGATTTTTATTGATGTATCAACGTTTTGCGCGATTTTGTTTTTGGTACC